GCACCGTTAACGCTTGTGACAGAGCCGCCCGAACCCGTGGCGGATATCGTGATAGCTCCCGTGCCGTTGGTAATCGACACGCCAGACCCAGCAGTTATCGTAGCCTTCGTAAGTGTGCTACCCGTCGTGTTGCCGATCAGCAGCTGGCCGTTGGTGTAGGTCGTCTGACCAGTACCGCCCGAGGCCACGGGGAGCGCAGCACCGAGGGTAAGGGAAGACATGTAGGACACGGCGTCCAGCACGTTGGTGGCGTCGTTGAACACCCACATGGACGCACTCGCGGGGACCGCGATGCCAGTGCCTGTAGCATTCTTTACGGTGATGGCGTCGGCGCAGCCATTGGTTACGAGGTAGAGCTTCTCGATAGCCGGGACGACAAGGTTGCGAACCCCCGCAGTGGTGCCCGTGCACTTCAGGCGCAGGTTCCGCGCGGACTGAGTAGTGTTGGCATCCGTCAGGGTAAGGGTGACGTTAGCGCTCGAGAACGGTACATCGAACGAGCCAGTAATGGCCTCCTCAAGAGCGGTACCAAGGTTGATGTTTGTGACGTTACCCCACGTGGTGTTGTTCTCACCAGCGGCCATGAGCTGAATCTTGAGGTTGCTGTAGGTGCTAGCCATCTTTGTTCCTCACGTCGGGATTTCCACCCAAGTTACCGTGTTGCCGTCATCTACTAAAGACCAGTTGCTGGTCTGAGCATCGTTAACAGGTTGCCAGTTGGCCGTCTCAGCGGTGTCTATGACACCCCAAACCAGCGTCTGCGCTATTAGACCAAGCGCCTGAATACCACTTACATATACATTAGAACCGACAGTCGCAGCAACGGTGCCTATGTCACCTACCGCCTGCAGGCCTGTGACTTCTACGGTCCTTGGCAGGGCTACCGCCGCCGTCCCTACCGAACCGGTGGCGGATACCCCGGTAGTGGCTGTAGTAGCGCTAGCAGTTATGCTGACGTCCCCGGCTACGCCAAGGGCCTCTACGCCCGTAGCGTTAACGCTAACGCTTGCCGCCGCCGTGGTTACAGTAACCGTTTCGACGGAACCTACAGCCTCTACACCTGTAGCGTTAACGCTAACGCTTGCCGCCGCCGTGGTTACAGTAACCGTTTCGACGGAGCCTACAGCCTCTACGCCAGTGAGGGAAACATTAGCCTTGGCAGTTACGGTGGCGGTGCCAACCGCCCCTACGGCCTCTACGCCAGTGGGGGAAACATTAGCCTTGGCAGTTACGGTGGCGGTACCCACCGAACCAATAGCGGAGACGCTAGTAGGGGAAACCCTAGCCTTAGCGGCTACGGTGGCGGTACCCACCGAACCAATAGCGGAGACGCTAGTAGGGGAAACCCTAGCCTTAGCGGCTACGGTGGCGGTACCCACCGAACCAGTAGCGGAGACGCTAGTAGGGGAAACCCTAGCCTTAGCGGTTACGGTGGCGGTACCCACAGAACCAGTAGCGGAGACAGCTGTGAGGGTTACCGAAACTGAAGTAGCCGCAACAGTGTAGGTAATGACAATAAAGCCTGCGCCGCCCGCACCGGGGACGCCCAAAGCGTTGCTGGCGGAACCGCCGCCGCCGCCGTATGCCCCCGCCGCGCCGTTGGTATAAGATGTCGCTGTAGCGCACACGCCACCACCGCCGCCACCGCCACCTGCGCCACCTGTAGCGCTATTGCTGGTCTGGGTGTACTCAGCACCTATCCCGCCAGCCCCGCCAGCGGTAGCAGACGCTCCGCCAGTGCCCCCAGCAGCGCCACTCGTTACGCCAGCAGCGCCGCCGTTGCCCCCAGCCCCTGTGCCCGCCCCTGTGCTGCCAACAGTACCGCTAGAGTCCTTACCACCCGCGCCGCCGCCACCGCCAGCGCCAATGCCTGCGCCACTCGCGCCGCCAAAACCGCCGTTGCCGCCGGAGAATTTTACGTCTCCAACGCCCGAAGCAGACGCGCCGCCTAGGCCGTTGTTTGCAGTATTACCTGAAGCGAAGGTTCCGCCTTTAGCCAACGCCCCGTTTGCGGTTGATGCGGGCGCGGCATTGCTGGTTTTATTTAACCAACTGTCGCCGCCAGTGGTGCCGTTATTTGATGCGGAAGCAGTGCCGCCCGCGCCAACGGAGACGTACACGGTTGCGCCTGCCGTTAGCGACAGGTCGCTGACATGAGAGTACGCGCCACCACCGGCACCAGCACGGGACGAACTATTACCGGTGCCGCTGCCACCCGCGCCAGCACCGATAACCGCTATGGTAGACGGGGTGCTGTAATCAATAGGCACCGTCCATGTGGTGCCTGAAGTTATGAAGACTGTTTTAAGGGTCACGGGGGCGGATCGTCAGGCGGAGGAGCGGGGTTGTAGAACTCTGTGCCGTCCCAGTACCAGCCAATGCTGACCGGGGAATCGTCGGGCAGGCCAATAAGTTCGCAGCCATCCGGCGCTGGGTCCGTGGGCTCGGCCATGATCACGTTAATGACCTCACCAGTAGCAACAAGCACCACCGCGCAACGCATCTCTTTCTCTCCCCAGCGGGTTAACTCAACTTATACCATTTACTTACGGGCGTAGGCCATAGTACGCGAGGCGTCACGCACCTCCTTAACCCGTGTGGTCCACCCGTTCCCGAACCGGGGGAAGGTAAGCAGACCCTCGAGGAACATCTGCCGACGGCTACAGAGCTCATCTATAAGCGTAACAGGGTCCGCCTGCTTAACCGCCTCCAGCGTGCCCTTGCCAATCATACCATCCACAGTCGTTCGGACCGCAGCCTGCAACGTCTTGGACGCTCGACCAACTCCCGAGTTAACCGCAAAGTCGAACACGCAGTAGTCCACCCCGTCGGGGAGGTCATCCCCTCTAATTTTATCCCAGTACTTAACTTTGTAGAGGGAGCCCACGGCTACGGGGGTAAGGGACATCATGTCCTGCTTCGTAGAGGGCCTGCCTATCCACGACTCCCACACTTTTTTGGTCACGCCGAGGTTGGTCATCCCGCCGGGGTCCTGCGGGTCGTTGACGAAGCCGCCTTCATGCCCAAGCAGTTTAAGCAACGAGGTATGGAAGTTACTAAGCGCCACTAGAGTACTCCGGGTCGTACGCCCTCGTGGAGGGTCCGTAATCGTAGTTAATTCGCTCCTGATCAGGAGACGTAAGTTTATTTTCCCACGCGCTGACGCCGAGGTAGCCAAGCACGATGGAGACAGGGGCGACCATCATGGTTGCTAGAACAGAGCCGAATTTAGCCAAGCGGTCAGCTCCGACGTCAAAGAACAGTCCAGCTACCAGCGTAGCGAAAAGGGTAACAAGGATGGACCACCACGCCTGCTTAGCTGTGTCCCGCCGAAAGACCCGGCGCGCTAGCTCCCACTGGTCAGTGCGAGGCATTCAGCACGCTATCGTGCCAAGCGTAGCACTCCTTCAGGGCGATGCGGGTTTCGTCGGCTCGGGCAGTTTGCCCTGCAAGAAATTCTGCATCGGGTTTGAAAAGTCCTGCTCCAGTACACTGGGGTCCACCTTGATCAGCGGCGACGGCTGCGGCGGAGGCGGACATGTCGGCGGGCCTTTGGGGGCGGTTCCGCAAGAGATAAGCAATACGGCGCTGAGCAGCACCGATGCTGGCTTTATCACGTTCTTTCTCCTGACGAGCGGCAGCTTGATCCGCATTCATCTGTTGCTCGCGCAGCCGGTAAGAGGTGGTGAGCGCAGCGAACGCTTCAGTGCGCTGGCGAACGTCCTCATCCCACTTACCTTGCACTTCTTCCTTGCCGGATTCATATCCGGCTTCGCGGATAGAGTGCACCCCCCACCACACAGTCCCAACCACCACAAGCGCAGCGGCACCGAATAGGGTAACCCTCCATGACGGGGGCACCAGCCCCGCAATCATTTGTCTGCCTTACGGTCCAGTTTCAGCATGATCTTCTCGAGCAGGGCCTTAAGCTCAGCGATGTCCGCTCGGTAGTCCACGCGGAGGACGTACTTCTCCGGTAGCTCCCGGGTATCCGTATCAAGCCGCTCTATCGCGCGACGGAGGCCAGTAAGCGCCCACGCCCCAAAAAAGGCGGCTATGCCGAGGATAATATTCAGTACTACTTGCGTTACGCTATCCACGATCCAACCTACGCGATACGGATGATGGCGGTGGTGTTTGCTGCTGCCGGGAAGATGATTGTGAAGTCACCCGCCGTGGCCGTCTTGTCCGCACCGAAGTCCAGAACCGCAACAGCGGCGTTGGTGAGGGTGGTGTTTGCTGTGCCGTTAGCCGACGGAGTCGTGTTGTAGATCAACGCACCGCGCGCGGTGAGGGTTACGTTGGTGAACGTTAGATCGCTGAAATCCACAAAACCAGTACCCGCAGTGGCGTTAGTGTTCGACGCCGTGACGCCTAGGTTCGACAGCGAACCGCCACCCGCCGTGTAGTTGGCACTGGAGACTTCGTTGGTAGCCGAGTACGCCGTGGTGTTAGCGTCAATGGTGGCGGACGAGGTGTACATCGCCAGCTTGAAAGTGTCGCCGCCGGTAGAACGGAAATCATGCACAGCAAGCAGGATTTCTGCCTTGAAGCTCGTGCACATCGACTGGCTGATCGCCATAGGGGTTCTCCTTTACTTAGCTGTCCAACACAGGGATTAACTCAGGATGCCCTGCCCTACGGAACTTGGACACCAGAGTGACGTTGTGGGCCCGCACGGCCTCCTTCATGTAGAAGACGAGGATTGCGCGGAGAGTGTCTTGGTACGCCAGCGCCTGCTCGCGCAGGACGGGCGGGACGTTATCCCCGATGGAGATGATCCTGCTAAGGGCTCGCTCTGCAACTTCCTCGGGGGTGGCCCCACGATGGTTGGTCGTTGCAACCATGACGTTGCCCAGAACTGCGGCTGATACTGAGTCGAAGCTCATTTAGCGGTGCCCATCTTGTTTTTCATCTACCTTACCGGATACCGGATTTGCACCGTGCGATACATATCCTGTCTGTTCTTCCCCTCGCCGTAGGCTTTAAGCATCGCCAGCACGTTCTCGTACCTAGACTGGTACCCCGAGAGGACGTCGGCTTCGCCCTTCATGAACGTGTACGCCTCAAGCAGGGAACCGTAAAGCAAGACAGAGTCGAAGTTATCCCCTAGCCATGTCGTGCTGGCGGTTACGATGCTCTCTGGGTAGTAGAAGTAGTGGAGCTCGAACTGGTAGCTGGCGTCGGGGGTGGGGCCGAGAAGATAGGAGCTGTTGTCGAACATAGCGTAATGAGTCGGCGCACCCGTTACCGTGGGGTAGGGGAACGCCT